GGTAGCCCAAATGCCCTCAACAAATTCACCATGTCCTTTTTGATGATCATAAAGATATTGCTTCTTTACGAACACTTTAATTGGAGGAATGTTTGCTACCAAAAAAGACATAGTTGACTCTAACCTAGATTAACCATTTTTTCAACTCTTCACCTAAAACTTTTGTGGCTAAGTTGATTTTACCACGTAAATTCTTAACAATGAACTCATCTATGGTGCCATCAGATATAAGATCAATATATGTCACCTTTTTTGTTTGACTAATACGATGTGCTCTGTCCTCTGATTGCAATCTAATTTCTAAATCGTAGCTGTTACTGTAATACACAACAGTGTTACTAGCAGTAAGAGTGAGACCATACCCTCCGGTTCTTGGATTGCCCACAAAAAATCGTAAAGGGCTTTCTCTATCTTGGAAGCGAGTAACAATATCTTGACGATCGCTATCAGCAGTATCACCAAAAAAAGCCGCCACACTGTCTTTTCCATATTTCTCTGAAAGTATGTTTGTAATTTCTTTAATATCATGACGGTATACCGCCCAAATAATAACCTTTCCATCTACCTCCTCCAATATGTTGAGTAGCTCACTTATTCTATTATTTTTCAATGGTCTTACTTCACCATCATCAGTAGCTAAGTGCCCACAAGTAATTTGATGTAATCTAATCATCTGTGCCAAGGCACTAGCCGCTGTGGTTTGTGAGCCTTCTAACTCTGTCAATGCATGCTTTTTCATTTCCGTGTATGCTTTTACTTGCTCCGGGGACAACGGAACACTTCTTTTCATGTACACCTTGTCTGGTAAATCTAAACAATCTTCTTTGAGTACCCGGTATGAGAAGCTATCTAGCTTAGAATTCAACTCATCTAATCGTATATATCCTGTCACCAACTTGAAGCTGTGGCTACCAACATTACGGTCAATCATCATTGCGTAACGGTTCTTAAAAGTATAATAAGACGAGAAATCTAAATACAATGGATCGAGGAAATAGCACTGTGTATACAAATCTAATGGACTTTTCGTTACTGGCGACCCTGTCAATATCCGCCTATACTTTGCGTGATCGCGTAATTTCAATACATTTTTGGTTCGTGATGCTGTGGGAGATTTTATCGTCGTTGATTCATCAATTGCCATCAGTGTTTGATGTGCTAATAAAAATCGTTGAGCTATATCTAAACCTTTTTTTGTACTGAACGCTTCTATATTCATCAAGAATATTGTGAGTTCTTCACCGTGTCGAAATAGTTTTCTATTCTCTAGTTCTTGTTTCTTTGTTGTAGCAGGCGACCATGTCACCACATTGTACAACACATGCTCTGGCATATGTGTAGGTATTTCTTGACGTTCCCAGTTTCTATACACACCTTTTGGTGCAATGATTAACGCCGCATTTATTTTACCTTTGTCATACAGCATGGCAATGTTATCAACCAATACTTTAGATTTACCTGTACCCATCTCCATAAACAAGGCAAAGTTTTGTTTGTTATAACTTGCACCTAACGCATGAAGTTGATGAGCGTATGGCTCTGTCTTAAACTTATAATCCATAATGTAACCTTTCTTTAATTCTTATTTTAAAATAACACTTGCAAAACATTTTGTCAATGATATATGGAAAATAGAAGGAGAAAGAATGACAGTATTTGTGGTTCAAGAAGTACCGGGTAGAAATATACTTAGTGCAGAAAAGTTTGGTGATTTAGAATTACTATTACCAGAGGGTTCTCAATTAGTTTTGAGTACAGGTCCAACAGTAAAAAGATTAAATTACAAACTACGAAATTTTAATGATGAAGATTACTTGTTATTGATGGGTGATCCATCTGCTATTGGTATTGCATGTGCTATAGCTGCCACACAAAATCGTGGTAAATTTAAATGCTTGAAGTGGGATAGGAGAGAATATAAATACTATCCTATCGAGGTTAACTTATTTGAGAGAGGAGAAATTGATGAGTAACTTATTAGACGAAATGGAAAGTGATATAAAAACGCCAACGATTGGTGACAACTCTTTAAAAGAGATGGCTGAATTGTGCGCGGAACAAGCATCACTTCAAGAAGAAGTAAAACAATTAGAGGAGCAATTGAAAGCAAAATCAAATGCTGTGCTTAAATTATCCCGAGAAATAATTCCGGCAAAAATGCAAGAATTAGGATTGGAAAGTTTAACATTAAAAGATGGCTCTTCTGTAGAAGTAAAACAATTAGTGCAAGCCGCTATTCCTGTACCTCGTCGTGAGGAAGCATTTAAGTGGCTTCGTGACAGAGGACATGGAGATTTAATTAAAAATGAAATTTTTACGTCTTTCGGTATGGGTGAAGATTCTATTGCAAATGAATTTATTGACAAAGTAAAATCATTAGGATATCAACCCATACAGAAGCTATCGGTTCACTCCATGACTCTCAAAGCATTTGTTAGAGAACAAATTGCAGAGGGTAATGATTTACCGATGGACACTTTCGGAGTCTTCGTGGGCGCCGAAACAAAAATAAGCAAAAAGTAAAAGGAAAATTATGAAAAATAATGTTGCAAAAAAAGAAGAAAGTAAACTACCGGCTCTAAGTTTAGACTTAATGGAAGGGGACGCACACAGTGGCCTTGAAAATATTAGTCAAGAAGATTTAGCTACACCAAGATTAAAACTCTTGATGCAGTTATCTCCAGAGTTAGAAGAAATGGAAAATGCAAAAGCTGGAATGATTTTTAATACAGTGACAAATGATCTGTATGATGGATCAAAAGGTATTCGTGTTCTTCCATGTGCGTATCAACGTCAATACGTTGAGTGGGCTGACAGAGGACAAGGATCGGGAGCACCAATAAATGTCTACGATGCCTCAAGTGATATACTTACTAAAACAACAAGAGACGATAGTAGTAAAGATCGTCTTGAAAATGGTAATTATATTGAAACTTGTGGTAATCACTATGTATTACTTGTCACTGAGGAAGGAGATGCTAACCCTGCTTTGATTACAATGAAATCAACACAAATGAAAAAAAGTAGGAAGTGGAACTCTATGTTGTTAAATCTTAAACTCAAGGGAAAGAACGGATTATTCACACCACCTTCCTTTAGTCATTACTACAGATTAAAATCTGTAAAAGAAGGTAATGATAAAGGTAACTGGTATGGTTGGGAAGTAACTCGTGAGGAACAACTTAATGACGCAGGTCTTTACACAATTGCTAAAACATTTGCAGAAAGTGTGAACAAAGGTGAAGTTAAAGTCAAGTATGAAGAAGAGTCTTCTACAGGGGAACAAAAGGTTCCGTTTTAATTAATATGGGGCGGGCAACCGCCCCTTTGACTTTAGTGAGTAGATATGGAAGAAAGAGTAAAGAAATTTAAGAATATATTTTATGGATTGGACCGTGCCTATGGTCAATATAAAAGTGATGGGCAACTAGTAAATGGTAAAGCAGGCGGACAAGCTTTCATAAAAAAAGCACCTGTTACAGATCAATTATGGATAGATCATATAGAGGGTAAAGATCCTAGTCTTGGTATAATACCAATACGTGATGATTCAAAATGCATATGGGGTTGTATAGATATAGATACATATCCACTAGATCATAAAAAAATTGTGAGAAAGATAAGAGAATTAGAATTACCTCTTGTTATGTGCAGATCAAAAAGTGGTGGTGCACATGTATTTTTATTTACAAAAGAACCTGTACAAGCTAAACTTATGCGCGATAAATTACAGGAATGGGCGGGAGAACTAGGCTATGCAAATTGTGAAATATTTCCAAAACAAATTGAAATTAAAGCAGATCGCGGAGACACTGGAAACTTTCTTAATCTTCCCTATCACGGTGGTGATGATTCTATGCGTCATGGCTATAGCGACGATGGTAATGCTAGTAGCCTTGATGATTTCTTCGCTTTATATGATCATTATTGTACGACCGAAAAAAGTTTAAAAGAATTTCAAGTAAAAAGAAAGAATGATATTGAGTTAAAAGACGGACCACCTTGTTTGTCTACATTGATGTCACAAGGTATACCACCCGGCGGAAGAGATAACACACTGTATCAATACGCAGTGTATGCAAAAAAGAAATGGCCAGAGGAATGGCAAACAAAAATAGAAGAGTTTAATCACAAGTATATGGAAACACCATTACCGGCACAACAAGTTGTCAAAACAATAAGACAGCATGAGAAAAAAGATTATCAATACAAATGTAAAGATCAACCGATGTGTGCAGTGTGTTCACAAAGTTTATGTAGAGGTAAACAATATGGTATCGGTAATAACTTTGAACATCAAGTCAGTGACTTAACAAAGTTTGAAAGTGATGAATCAACTTGGTTTTTAAATATTGATGGTAGAATATTGAAACTATCAACAGATCAATTTTATAATCAACATAAATTTAGACAAGCATGTATGAATGAAATTAATGTAATGCCTAATATGATGAGACCGGGTGACTGGGACAGCAGAATACAAATGTTATTAGATACTGTTGTTGTTATACAAATGCCACATGAAATTACAAAGACAGGTGTTTTTGAAACTTTACTTGAACGTTTTTTAGAAGACCAAGGTGAAGCAGAGAACATAGATGAAATAGATATGGGCAAAGCATTCTTTGAAGAAAGAGAATATGAAGAAAAAGAAGGTAAAGTAAAAAGAGAAACTGCATATTTTAAATCAGAATGGTTACAAAAGTTTTTAAAAAGAAATGATTTTAAAGATTTTAGTAGAACAGAAATGACAGCACATATTAGAAATAAATTAGGCGGCGGAGATGTAAGAAGAAAAATAAAAGGTAAGACAGCTTATCTTTGGTATGTACCTTGGATTAAAAAAAGCGATAATGACTTTGATACTCCAGATATGAGTGAGGAGACACCTTTTTAGTGGATAGAAATATTATCTTTGGTCCACCGGGTACAGGTAAGACAACACACTTACTACGCATTGTAGAAAAAGAGTTGCGTGAAAATAATGTACCTCCACATAGAATTGCTTATCTTGCATTTACAAATCAAGCGGCAGATGAAGCATTGTCTCGTGCTATCTCACAGTTAAATTACAATATAAAAGACTTTGTAAATTTTCGTACACTACACAGCTTAGCATATAGAGAGTTACATCTAAAAGAAGAGAACATCATGAGTGATGAAGATTACAAAAGAGTATCTAATAAAACACAGATAAAATTAAGTAATCCAAACAACAACATAAAAAAGTATGGTGCCGGTTTTCCCGATGATGTGTTTATGCAAATTATTGATGGTGCAAAGATACGAGGATTAACCTCCGAAGCTTATTTTAATTATCCCGATGTTGGAAACATTGAGGGTGGTTTACGCAAACTAAAATACATTGATAAGTCATTGCATGATTACAAAATGGAAAGAAACAAATACGACATGACCGACATGATTGTAGACTTTAATAAAAAACATTATGATCTTATGCCAAACTTTGATGTTGTCATTATAGATGAAGCACAAGATCTTAGTTGGTTACAATGGAAAATGGTAGAACGCGTTATTACCAAAGCAAAACGTGTGTACATAGCCGGTGATGATGATCAAGCAATCTATCGTTGGGCGGGTGCAAGACCAGAGTTCTTGATGAACATGGACGGAAAAAGAACTATACTAAATAAGTCATACAGATTAGCAGAGTCTATTCATGCAAAAGCAAATAAATTAATTAAGCGCGTGAAAGATAGAGTGGATAAAGAATGGACAGCGCGTGATGAAAAAGGTCAAGTAAATATACACCCGGTCGAGCAGTTACAAAAAATGAAAGAAGGACAGTGGCTAGTATTAGCAAGAGACGGATACCGATTAGATAAGTTAGAAGAAGAATTAAAAATTTATGGTTACTTCTATGAGCGAGGAGATCGTACCTCTATTAATAAACGTGTGCATGAAGCTATCTTGGCATGGGAAGATATTCGTAAAGATAAAAAAATGGATATAAAAGGAGTTAAATCATTTTACAATTATATAAAAACAGGAACAGGTGTTGATAAAAAATTTAAAGGAATGAAGAATGTTGATAAAGATAAAATGTTTACCTTTGATATGTTGAAAGAAAGTTACGGATTAAAATTAGATAAAGATTTACCTTGGTTTAAGGCACTAGAAAATATTGAGCCTACCAAGAAGACGTATGTACGAATGTGTTTACGTCGTCAAGAAAACATTAGACGCGCACCACGGATCAAACTGTCCACGATACACGGATCAAAAGGTGGTGAAGCAGATAATGTAATGTTGTTAACAGATTTAACTCGTAAGGCTGATGCTTCATATTGGTCACAACGAGATGAAGAGAGACGTGTATTCTATGTAGGAATGACGCGTGCAAGAAATACATTAAACATTGTTCGTTCACAAACAGACAGAGAATTTACGGAGGCATTTTAATGATAAAAATAAATGTTACAGAAGAAATGATAGAAAGTTGTAAAGAAAAAGCTAATGAAATAGGCAAACTAAAAAACTCTATTACACAAGGTGAAGGTAATTTGTCTGGCATTCTAGGAGAATATATCGCTCATCAACATCTACCTAATTCAATTTGGAAAAATACATATGACTATGATCTTATTGAAGATAATAAAAAAATAGATGTAAAGACAAAGCGTCGTAGTTCTCATCCAAGAATTTTTTACGATTGTTCTGTAGCTGAAACAAGTTTACATCAAGATTGTGATGAATATATTTTTGTCAGCGTATTAAATGACATGAGTAAAGCGTGGTTACTTGGTCGTATGGATAGAAAAGAATATTTTGATAAAGCAAGATATATGAAAAAAGGGGATATTGATCCTAGCAATAATTTTACCGTGAAGGCAAATTGTTATAATCTACAAATAAAGGAGTTAGAAGAAATATGTTTACAATAGATACTGCATTGAAACAAGTCAGTGTAACAGAGAAACAAATACGCAAGATACGCGCACAATTACCAAAACTAAACCGTGAGAAAGTTGATCAAGAATTAAAAATATTATTACTTGATTTACAACTACTTACAAATGATTTAAGATCTATTAACAAAAAGGAGAAAGATGAAGACTAGAGAATATTTAGATACGGCGGCAAAGATTGTTACTGGTCAACGTCAACACGACTACGGTGATAAATATCAAAACCACGAAAACATCGCAAGGTTATGGAGTGGTTATTTAGATTATGAAATATCTGCACACGATGTAGCTATATGTATGCTACTTGTAAAAGTAGCACGATTAAAACACAGAC